GGGGTTTGCGACAATGCCGTAACGAGTCTTGAATCCAATCTTGGGCTGGAAGCTGTTCTCACCAACTGCACGGACCATCTGGAGAGGTACGTATGGGCAATAGAACAGACCTGCGTCGTAAGGTGAAGAACCCTTATAACCAACAACGTAGTATTGATCCTGGCTGTTATTAGCAGCATATGGGTCAATGTATACTCTGTAACGACCGTTGAGAACACCTGCGAAGGTGTTACCAGCATCGTCAACGTTGAGGTTTGCGTTGAGTGCAGGGGTGTAGTCAAGAAGACCTGCGTGGGTAAGTGCTGATGCAACGTCTGCGGAGCAGAGGATCATGTTACCCTTTCCTCTACGAGTTCTTTGTGCGATTTGGTTCGCATCTCTCTCGATTTGGAAGATAAGTCCCTTGAACTTCTCAACTGACCATCTGCCGTTGGAGTCAACGTCGAGGTCAAATACACCTGCGTTTGCTGTGTTGAGGGTTGCACCCTGCTCAGCAATCTTGTAGATGGTTCTGATAACTTCACGGTTGATCTCAGCAAGAATCTCTGTAGAGAGAATGTTTGCGAGTTCAGCCTCAGCATTCAGACCATGGATTGCCTTGAGGTCTTGTGCGAGTTCTAGTGAGTACTCAGCTTTGAGTGCTCTTGACTTTGCGGTTACGGTGACTTTCTCGATTGAGAATGCCATCTCGTTGAACGCTGCTGATCCAGAACCATCAAGTCCTTCAGATTCAGCAGTTGACATACCCTGACCAACATTATAGGTGTCGGTTGAGGTAGCGGTTGGGTTAAGCAGACCTGGGTTGGTGCCGTCCTGTGCGGTAGTACCGAAACCAACTGCAGAGTTGGTCATACCTGCGGAGAGGCCATTACCAGCATTCTGTCCTGCGAATGCGGTATCTGCTTCGTCGAATAGTGCTTCTGCACCGTTTTGATCGACATACTTAGAACGCATCGCAAAGATGAGTCCTGTAGGTGCGTTCATTGGTTGGACGCCTGCTAGGTCATATGCGACCAAGTTAGGCATTGAACGACGGATTAGGGAGATCAGAACAGGGTCGAAACCTGCAACTGGACCACCTGGAGCTGCTGCACCAGAGAAGCCAGCATTACCTGATGCACCTGGGTCAGTATTTACGGTTGGAGTCTCGTAGAGGAACTCACGCTCTTCACGGAGTGCCTTCTCTTGGTTCTCTAGCAGGATAGCAGTAACTGCTCTTCTGTGGGAATCCTTGATTTCACCTAGACCGTTGTAGTCTAGGAGAGGTGCCCACTTTTCCTGCAGTTGTTCAGCATTGAACATTTGCATTTTAGTTGTCCTCGGAAAATTTAAGTTTGATTATTATCTAAAAATCACTTTTTAGAAACTCTCTGTAATGCTTCTAGATACATACCCATTGAGCCAGTTACATCGACTTGCTCGTTTAAAGTAGTAGTTTCTTCAGCAATATAATCTTGAGAATCTCTCTGAGTAACTGTATTTGAAGAGAAGTATGACTCCTTCAAAGTTACTAGTTTCTCACGATAGTCCTGTTCACTACCAAACTCAACATTTTCTGCGAGAGTAGCAAGCTTTTCCTTTTGGGAAAGAGCTAGTCCTTCAGAAACCTCTGCAAAGATTACATCGGTTACTGATTCTGCCAATCTCTTGTTCAGAGCAACGTTCTTATCGATTTGCTCGTTGAGTTTTGACTCCATTTCATCAAGTTTTTCTACCATGCTCTCAAGCACATCATATTTCTCTTCAGGGATTGATACATAATGTTCTTCAAAAAGGCCCTTCAGGCCAGATAGGAATGACTCAGTTGCCTGAGCTTGGATTCCTTTTTCAACTGCGAGTGCGTTCTCTTGGAACCACTCTTCAGCAACATACTCAAGATATGAATCAAGACGTGCAGTCAGTGATTCATTCAGTTCTTCGACTTGCTCGTTGAACTGTGCTTCATAATGTGCCGCAACTGCTTCTTCAATCTGTTGAGTGCGAGCATTGATTGCTGCCTCGAAGATTGTCTTTGCTTTGTCACGGAACTCTTCGGAGAGTTCTTCACCAGAAAGAAGTGCGTTTACATCTTCTTCAATTGCATTTTCAATAGATGCAACTGCTTCAGACTCAACTTCTTCCTCAGAAATGGTCTCTTCGGTTGCCTCTTCAGATTCAGCAACTACTTCATCTGTAGTTACTTCCTCTTCAGAGATTGCTTCCTCTTCTGCTTCTACTTCTTCTCTTGCCATAGACTTCATAGCATCTGCAGGCTTTGCCTTTGCATTAACTACGTCTTTTACTTGGGACAAGGAAGCACCTGGAGTCTTCAGCTTTGCTGAATCGTCATCAGGCTTATAGTTATCTGGTGATGGACCACCTAGATCTTCGTAGGAAGGGCCTTGACCAGGAGTAGTTACACCAGAAGCATTTGAACCTGCTCCTGGCATACCTTCTGCTGGCTTAGCACCTGCATTAACGGCAGATTTGGATTGTGCTGTGCCTACTTCCATTTCCTGTAAATCGTTACCACGGGACATTTGAACTCTCCGAAATTTTAGACTATATTATACTTAATCTATATTTATTTATTAGTTATAGATTTGAAAGGAACTCTTGGAATAAATTGAGCTTATGCTCGTCTAGTACCTTCTGGTCAACTAGAGTATTTATTCTCTTATAAGTTTTCTCTGCTAGTTGCTCACGGAGGATTCCCCCGTCCCACACCCACTCTTTTCCTTCCATAACTCCCTGAACAAATGCGTCAGGTGCAGAAGGATCAGCAACGATGTCTGCAGCAGTTGCTAGCATGAAGTCTTCACCAACTAAGGAATAACCTTCAGATGTTGGTTTTAGTGATCCAACACCACGGGAAGACACACCTAAAGATACACCTTCACTTAAAAGATTAGATGCAATCTTACCCATTGGGGTTTCTAGGATTTTTGCTTTTCCAACAAAATTATCACCCTTTCTCTCAAGCATAGTAATCTTGTGAGATACTCTATCTAGATTGACAGTAGGTCCATCAGGGTGACCAAGTTCTCCAAGAGCACGACCCTTTTGAACGAAGTTTTCGTTATAACGCTTAACTTCTTTCTCCAGGATATTCATCTCATAGAGTCTTTTGTTTCTGTTAGGCTTATTTGCCTGAAGGAAAATACCCTCAATAAACAGGTTCTTCTTGCCGTTCTTTTCTTCGACAATCAGTTCAACCTTTTCGATTTCTTCGGTAATTAATTTCATTGGATTAGTTAGTGAATGCTACTGGGGTTGCTTTGACAGTACCACCTGTTGCGGTGACTGCTGCACCGATGTCTTTTTCAACAACCTCACTTGAAAGAGGCATTAAAGTAAATCCGCAAACACCAGAAGCATTGGCAAGTGCAACTGCCGATACATCTGATGCATGTGCATTAGAAATGCGGATTAATCTTGCAGCAGTAATTGCTGCATCAGTGACTGCAACTTCAGGACCTAGAGGCTGGATAATCATTTATCTACTTGTACTGATATATTCTATTTAGACTCACTCGGCATTGCCTTCCAAATCGAACATCTGAGAAACAACTGCTTGTCTCTGAGATTCGACTCTTTCGACTGACTTTTGCATCAAAACATCTTTGATTGCATCACTAATGCGGGACGAATCATCACTGTCCAAAATGTCTACAAGACGTGGTGCCTCATATTCTTGTTCCACTTCCATAGTTTCGTCTTCCATAGTTTAAAAATAATTAACTTTTACTATTTATCAGATTTCACCAGCTCCTGGCTCACTGATAGCATCTCCCATTGCTGGTGCTTGTCCACCTGCTATTGGTGGTGCTGCAGCAGCAGGGTCTTCAGGCATGTTCATGAGTTTAGGATCCATAATGATTCCATCATCAATTTCTTTCTTCATCTGCTTATCCATTTCCTTAATCTCACCATCAGTTTGCTTAAGGATTTTGGTTCTTACATATTCAGCAGAGAAGTACTTACCAAGATAAGGTTCGATTGCTGCACATGCTGCTAACTTATCATTGAGAAGTTCAGTTTCTTTTAGTTCTGAGAAATGATTGTCATATAGGAAGTCGTACTGAATATGATCAGAAAGTCTGTCCCAATCTTCTAGAGCAACAATATTTTTCAGGACAAGTTGAGTCTTCAACATATCGTTGAACAAACTTGTAAATCTTTTGCGAAGTCTACCTACAAACTTAGTAAAACGAACTTCATCTCTTAGAATTTCCGAAGAACGACCGAGACTAAAACCACTGCTTCCATTAGTTCTGGTCTCAGGAACATTCAATGAACGGAAGAGTTTCTTTTGGAAATACTCAATATCAGCAAGTTCACCTAGGTTCTGACCACCAGGTAATGTGGAAATTTCTGTTCCTCTACCACCTTCACGACGAGGAAGCCAAAAATCCTCAAGCATTGCCATGTATTTTCTATCATCACGAATCTCACCAGTGTTTGCATCGTAAACCAACTTGTTACGATAACGATTCATGACATCACGCAGATACTGTTCTGCTTTAATCTTAGGAAGATTACCAACATCAATGTAGAAAATTCTACGTTCTGGTGCTCTTGATAATCTGTAGATGACAAGAGAGTCCTCAATCATACGAAGTTGATTGAGAGATTTGATTGCTTTATGAAGATATGAAAGAATTGTTTGCTTATTTCTATCAACTAGACCAGAAGTAACAAATGAAATTGAATCGGGTGCAATTTTTACTGCTTTGTTATCTGAATTTGAAGCAGAATAAGTTGCACCACCACCCTTAAGAGCACCATTAGGATTGTAGAGATAATACTCTTCTATTTCTGGGTTCGTGAAAGAATTATCTTGTGCTGCAATTGCTCTAGTAATTCCAGAAAGATTATCCTCTTTTTTCTTCTTTAACTTTCTTACGTAACGAATTTTAAGAGGGTCAACATAACGGACTTCTTTCAAACCCTCTTCTGGTTTTTTGACATCAATTACCTTATGGTAATAGACTCTTCCATCAATATACCAGTTACGAAAAATCTCATGAGCCTTCTTATCGAAGTCCATGATTTCCTTAATGTATTTGAACTCTTCTCTAATGCTTTCCTTTAGTTTATCCGAACCAGGAACATTAGAAAGTTCGATTTCCACTGGTGAATCGTTCAGGTCTGAGACGATTGCTTCATCTACAATATCTTCAATGGCACTATCACACTCAGGGTGTAGTGCCATTTCTCTATATCTACGAATTAAATCTTGCTCGTTTTTATAGACACCTTCAATATCTACATATTGACCATAAAAACCACTAGATAAGTAAAAATCAGACTTATCCTCATCATTTTGAGGAATCGGAGAAAGAACTGAATCGTTCTTCTTATTATCCGATTCCTCAAACTTGTAACCAAATAATTTAGGCATCTCTACGAAATACTGGACTGTCTTGTCCTAGTATTTAGGTGGTTTCTGAAGTACCAAGAATTGAATTGCCAGATTCTGGATCAAGAGCATCCCACCACTGAACCTGTAGGTCAACTGTGAATTCCTCAACGGAATCTGCTGCATCATAAGAAAGTTCAATTGGACTTACGTTTGTTGGGAAAGTTCCAAAGAACTTGTAAGTTTTGAGAACTGGAATTTTTGCATTATTTGATGGAAGTTTTCCATTAGTTCCATTTACTTCATTTCCTCTACCAAGTTGGTGAACTAGCATCTCAGTCTGATAAGCAGCAGGAGTGATAACACCTGCATTATCATCATGTCTGTTGATGAAGTTCATCCATCTTTCAAACGCATTTCTGAGTTTGAAGTTGGTGTCGTTAATGACAGTGATTGTCCATGGATCGAATGTTCTATCACCAGCAACTTTGAGGTTTCTGCCTCTGAAAGGAATGTCAATTACGTTGACATTGGATGCTGGAAGTTGAGCAGCCTTCACCATGAAGGTGAAGTCTTCATCAACTTTAACTTCGGTGCTAAGACCAGAGGGGAATGCAAGAACACACTCAAAGAGATTGGGTCTTGCACCACCACCAACTAGTCTTGATTTAAAATCACTGAGTGTTCTGGTATTGTAAAGTGGGGTGTTGTTAGTTGCGTTTGACATCGATAGTTTCCTCTTAATGTTTTAATCAATAATAAATCAAACAGTTCCAACTACTTCGGAGAAGCTAACACCAGTACGGGTAGCAACGAAGGTGAGACCAATGAAGTTAATTGATCTTGCTGGTTTCACGAAGATATCAGCTTTAAACTGATTTGAATCAACAACATCAGGTGTGTTGTTAGTTTCGTCACAAACGATAATGAATTCTGTGATACCTCTCTTACCCTTAACATCTCTCAGGAAAGGTTCAACAATATTGATAAAGTTTGTTCTTGTGGTGGTATCATTGAACTCAAAGAGTTGTGCTCTTGCTGCTCCCTCGATTGAATCTTCAAGTGCGAGGAAGAGTTTACGAACGTTAATTCTGTCGAACGCAGAAGCATAACCAAGAGCAGTTTTATCACCAAAGAGAATAATACCTTGTCCAGAAGAAGCAATCACTGGATTGATTCTCTTGGTGTAAAGCAGATCTCTCTGTGCCTTAGATGGATTATATGCAAGTTTAATGGCATTATTAATTGCACCTCTATTAGCACCTGCGGGTGAGAACCAAGCAAAATCTTCGGCAGTTGTTCTTGCCATCAATCCTGCAATGTCACTATTGAGTGCTAGGTAGATAAACTTGTTATTAAATCTATCGAATGTATACTTATAACCACTGTCAAATACTGCATAAGAAGATGAAGGAAGTGGTTCAAAGAACTCAATAACTTTATCAGTTTGAGTGTTGGTATTTGCCTGTGCAACAATATCAGCTCTGTGTGGAGAAATAACTGCTATACAATCCTTTCTTTCATCTGCAATAGACATCAGAGTTGTTGCCTTTGCTTGTGACTCAAATATGCTGGCTCCACCAGATGGACCCATGATTAGATAATCAATATCATATTCTGCTGGATTTCTAAAGATTTCATAACCTGCATTCACATCCCCTAGGGAAGGAGCCATTCCATTTGTTGAAGAGTAATCAACACCATTGCTGAACTTATAAGACTGACTACCAGAAACATTAAATGATGTTCCCTGTGCTTCAGAACCCCATGCACCTAGTGGTACAGTAAATGCACTTCCAGAACCAGGAAGTATGCTTGAACCAACAAGTGCTCTTGCAACACCAGCAAAAATATTTTGCGAGTTTGTTGCTAGATAATCCTTGTAGTAAATTCCCTGTGTTGGGCTAATTTTTGCGTCATATGCCTTAGAAAGGAATGTATACTTCTCTAAAATAGAACCAGCAGTACCACTTACTTTACCAGTATCATCAACAACTACAATATGAATTTGGTCATTCTTACCACTTCTGTCTTCAGCATACTGTGAGGTTCCAGGTTTTGGTGCAATAGACTTCCAGAAGATGGTTTGGTTAGATAAACCTAACTTCTGAGTTTCATACCAGTCAGTTGCCTCTGTGCTGGAAAAACTATTTGTAGTAATTCCTGCTTGAGTTACGATGTTAATATCAGTAGTAGCATCATTCTGGAATGAGTATGCATTAGTTCCCTGTCCAGGATTCTTATACTCAATTGGTTCAGGAATTCCAGTACTTGATGGAATTCTATCTACAACCTTAACGTAGATTTCTTCTTGGCCAATTCCAGTAATAATTCCTCTAATTTGTCCATTGAAGGTTTTAACTACACCATCTTCTGCATAACTAGAAGAAAGTGTCTGGGTTACAGCATAACCAACAACAACATCAGTAGCAACAGTTGATGTTGTATCTTGCGTAAATGTGAAAGTTTCTGCTGTTAATGCACCAGTATTGGTTGAATCATCATCTACTATAATCTGAGATACACCAATTGATGTAATTTGAGTATCTGCTGGGAAGTTTGCGTTGACAACTTCGTCACCAACAGTTAGTGAAGAAGTAGTGATTCCTGTGATTAAGTTGGTGGTAATACCAACATCACCAGTTTTAGTTGCTACTGTGGTTGTTGTAGTTACAGATGTAGCAGTGGTTCCAATTCCAGAAATGGTTTGGTCTGCCATTCCATCAATGGTACAAACCTTCAGGTCATTTGCCCAAGAACCAGGAGTTCTTGCAGCATATTCCCAAGTTGTATCTGATGTATGATTTGTGTCGTAATCCTCTTCGTTTAAAATCGATAGATCTACAATAGAATCTGAGTTTGCATTGTTAAGAGAAGTTCCATTTACTCTTACAACTCTCATTACACCACCGTAAGAGAGGTAGTTAGATGCTGACAACCAGTACTCATTTTGACCATCAGTTTCAGATGGTTTTCCAAAAGTATCGAGAAGCTCTGCTTCGGTTGTAATGAGAACAGGCTCATTGACAGGACCTTTTGAAAATGGAGCAGCAAAGGCGCCGACTTGATCGTTAGCAGCAGTAATTGCTCCAACAGTTAAGTCAACCTCTCTTATCTGTACTCCTGGTGATACTAAATTTAACGCCATTTTGTCCCCTCTTAAAGAAGTTCATATTAGTCTACTAATATTTAGAAATCAGACTCTTTTTAGTGGGGAAACTGGGGAAACATTTACCAGTCTGGATAGTCACTCTCTATAAACTTCTTTATTTTATTCTTTTTTCTGGAAACTCTCCTAATTGTGCAATCCTTACACTCATATGAATACGCACCTGACGAACTTCCTTTTTCTTTTCTAGTTTTGTAGAATCCAGTCTCTAAGTCTTTCACCTTTCCACAAACTCTACATTTTCTATCTTTAGGAAATGAAAAAGAAAAATCATCACCGAGGTCCATCAATAATACTCCCACATATATGAACGGTCACCATACTCATCTGTATGCCATCTATCACCAGCAGCATCTACAAATGAACTGTCGTCAGATAAACCATCACTTACAAATCCGAATGGTGCCATGTCTTGTTCAATCTGGTCTCTTTGGTCCTCATAAATTCTTTTTCGGATATCATTATCCGTCATTTCTTTAAAGTATGGTTGAACAATCAACCAAGAGAAAATAACAAGACACATAGCAAGGTCGTCATGACAACCATCTTCTGCTACAAATGTTTGATTCTTTTGAATAAATGTTGTTAATTCACTGATGATATCATAATCATTTATAAGCAACTTATCATCTTCAATAACTGTTTTTAAGTTGGAGCACCCAACTTGTTTTACAGTTTTGGACATCTTAATTCCTAATTGGGATTTCTTACCAGAAAATCCTTGACCAACCATTTGTCCTGCTCTGCCTCTCATAGCACACATTAAGAGATTGTCATATTCCAAATCAAATTGAAGCATACTAGAAACCTGCTCACCAATGTCATTAACCTCAACTAGAATGAAAGATTTATTATATGCCTTTCCTACCCTATCAATAATATTTGGGAATAGCATTGGTTTAATTTCATTATTCCTATACTTTGCAACAATCTTGTACGGGAAACTTGTAATATCAAACATGACAAACGCAGAGTAATCTTTTCCTGTTCCTCTAGCAACGTCAACTGTCATTAAGTATTGGTGGTCTGGCTTTGGTTCCTCATATACATCAAGACCTTTACTTCTTTGTATAGGGTCATTATAAACCATATTCCTAAGTTTAGAAGGCGCAATAAGAGTATCAACGGACCCCAGGAACTCACACTCAAATTCCTGAGTAAACTGTCTCTCTGATGTATTACGTATGGTTTCTTCTTTCCATTTAGCATCCCTTCCAGGGACTGCACTCCAATGGACCTCTAATGGTTTATAATCGTTCTTTCCACGTTCGGCATCATGCCAAAGTTTATAAAACATATTCATCCCGTTAGGGGTAGAAATGATAATAACCTTGGTTGTTTTACCAGATGAAATAGTTGGATATACAGAACTAAAGAACTGCTCTGCAATATGGTTTGGAATGAACGCAAATTCGTCCAAGAAAATGATGTTAAATGAATTTCCTCGGACAGCAGAACTGGAGGTGGATGCAGCAATAATCTTAGATCCGTTCTCAAGTTCTAGAGAACCTTTGTTCCAAGAACCAACACCTTGCTGTAACCACTTTGGTAAATTTTCATAAGAAAGTTGCAATCTCTGAAGCAGTTCTCTTGCAGTTTCTGCTTTGTTTGCTAGGATTGCAATCCTAATATTATCGTTGAACAGAGCATAATGAAGCAGATACGAAACCACAGTCGTAGACTTTCCAGTCTGACGAGGTAGTTTCGCAATATTAAAACGTTGTTCGTGGAAGTTTTTAATTAAATCTTTCTGGAAGTCATACATGTCAAAGGGAATCAAACCCTCATCCAGAGAAACGATACGGATATACTTAAGTGCAAAATAAACTGGATCTGCTTTGCATTTTAGATACTCAGAAATTTGCTCTTCAGTAAATTCAACCTGGACATTCTCTGCTTTAAGATTCGGATTGCCCTTATAATGTTTATCAGCCATAAAAAATTTTTAATCCATTAAACCAATTGCAGCAACTGTTTCTTGCTGCTTTAGATATAACTTAATATATGCTTTACAGATATTTTTGATTGTCTTAATATCATCACAGTCCTCGATTTCTCGTACTTGCTTCTCGTATTCAAACGTCTTGGAAAGAGAATCAAGTGTTATTTCGTCAGGATTCATGGGTTGTCTTCTCCTACATGTAGTAATGGTTGGGTTGGGTCTCTAAAATGTGGACCAAAAGAGATTACTGTTGCACCAGGATAGATTTTTTCAATCTGGGCAGACACTTCCATTTTAGTGGGTGTTGTCAGACTTGGGAAGAACATTTGGATACCTTCGTACCTCCCTCTCCACTGAAAACGGACGTGATAAGTTTTGCCTCTCTCCTGTAATTTAGTATATCTCTCCACTAGTGCTGTTGCTTTTGGGGAGAAGTCTTCCTTCTTAGTTTTATTACCCCAGTTCGCAGCACCAACTTTGCGACATTTTACAAGTGCTCCAGATGCATATGCACTTGGCCAAACTCTATAACGAGACTTGACCTTCTTATAGCACGCATCTTTCTCACCTGCTTTTTCCAGAACAGTTTCTTCGGTAGCAACGTTCTTTGCTTTACCTCTGCGATCTGGATTACCGTCTTCACGGTTCTTACGTCTGAATGCCTTTTCTTCCTCATCCTTTGAGAGGTTTCTCTTCATTTTTGAAGAACCGCACTTTGGTTTGGTCTTTTGTCCTGGTTGTCTTGCACAGGGTTTTCCTGCATATTTGCCACCCAACTGAACCCAACCAGGGGTGCCATCATCAGAAGAACTCTTGCCAAACCAGTCACGCAGAGAACTATCACCACTCTTCGATTCATCAATAAATTCCGCAAAAGATTTCATTGGAAGATACAATTTTAACTATTTATTCTTTTGGTAAACCTTTCTTCAAAAGTTTTTGTAGTTCTGCCGTTGAACCAACAAACATAGTATTGTTGTTGGTAACATTCTTTGGACCTGCTTCTTCTTCTTTTAACTTTTTAAGTTTTGCTTGAAGGTCTAGTAACTTATCTGTTGTATCAGCAACGTTTTTAATAAGTTGACCAGCAACTTCATATGCTCTTGGAGAGTCAGACTGCTGAGCAATATCTAAGATACCATCAACTGCTTCTTGTCCCTTTTCTATTAAACTGTAGAGTTGTCCTCTAGTGTAATCATAATCATAGTCAGTCTCTTCTTTGTCTCCTTTCTTGGGAGTTTTTCTAAGAGAAGTATCTGGAGTGGAAACTATTTCAGTAGGAGTTGCCTCTATATCCAGTGAATCGTTTATCGCATCAAAATCATTCTTCATAAGTCACTATCCTTTCGTGGACTATACAGTCGTCCATCTCCAAAGTCGAAGAGGTCTTCATTGAAACCAAACTCATCATCATAGTTAATGAGTGCATCGTCAGCAGCATTAATCATATTGATTTGATCACCAACTTGATGCTTGGCATTGATTGTCTTATCCATACCTCTTGTAACCGTCAATGTATTACCTGCAATCTTGGTAATCAGCATTGACTCTTCATTAATCATAATATATGAATCTACTACAAACTGAGATGCATTCGATACATCAAATGTTCTTTGTGTTTCACTGATGTCTGCTCCAAGAGTCGTAGTATTATCATCGTTATAATCTTTAATTGCTCTTGGTGTTACCTGATATCTCAACTGTCTAGAAGCCTCTTGTCTGTCAGTATCACCATAATAATCAACGGTAACTTTCTTGATAATTGGTCCTTCCTTATCATCAATCTTACCAAAGATTGATGTCTTAGCAGTAAATCTCAGAGTATATACTAAACTTCTTCTAGTTGTATAGTCACCCTCATAGTCATCCTGCATACTAATTCCTTCCAAGGTAATCGGAATATCCCTCTTCTCACCAATAGAATTTACTAAGTCAACTGTTAAATTAAACTGTGGTTGGAAGTATGGCAAAATCTGCTCCAGAATTTGAAGCATATCATCTTGATACTTAGTTATAATACTTAGTTCAATACTAAGATTGTATGGTGCAGGCATGTAAACCTGAACTGGTCCAACACCTTCTCTATTTGCTTGAAACTTCTGAACGGAAGATACCTTTCTAGAAGCATCATAAACAATATCTGTCATCTCAAATGACATACGAGGAAGAGTAATCGCAACTCTTCTTCTCAGGTCTGGTTTCTCATCTAATCTGGCAAGAAACTTCTGAACAGGACCATATGAAATAGGAACCTTTATGACACTATTATCAGCACCAGTGCCATCCTGGTGTTTGATATAAAGATTGTTAAACAATGTGCCAAAAGCAACAATTGTTCTCTTTATAATTTCGTGATAGTGATAGGAACCAAACATGTCAATATTTTATGATAAAAGTATTTAGAGCTCTCCAAATGGATTAACTTCAGTAAAATCAAGAATCTTATCTGCTTCTGTTTCTATGACATCATTTTCTGCAAAATTATCATAGATGTCATCAAGGGTAATAGAACTAATCTTATGAGTTGCCGCAGCACCAACAATCATCTCTCCCTTAGTGAACGAACCACTGACAATAGAAACCTTGAGAACTCTAGTATCATAATCCCAAGATTTAACAATTCCAGTAACTCCACTAGTCTGACCAGTAACAGTCTCATTAAATTCAAAACTACCTGTTGAGAATCCAATGGGAGTATCCACTGTTACTGGTGGTGGTAGTCCTGCACCAGATGCAAACTCATCATATTTACCACCAACCTGCTCTGCAAGTATTGAAGTAACAACACCAGAAGAATTCAATCTTGTGATATACTTAGGATTAAATATTGCTTCAAATCCATTAGGGTCACTTGGATTTATTGGATTAGTGATGTATACATTAGGTGCAGTAGAGTATCCAACACCACCAGTGGTAAGACCAACAAAAGGAATGCCTTTAGCAATAACTGCTGTAGCAGCAGCACCCACACCTCCACCACCGTGGAATGTAACCTCTGGAGCAAATGTATAACCAATACCAGGATAACTAATTAATACTTTATCTATAGACCCCCTATCGAGGACTGCCTCTACTATTGGTACATCACCAAATCCACCAGGTTTCTTAAATCTAACTTCTGGTGGAGTAAGATACCCAGAACCACCATTAATGATATCAATGTAAGCAACACCATGCTCAGGTAAACCTGGACGAGAACCAATTAGTGTTGCATGTAAATCAATTGCAGTTGCGGCAGCAGATACAGCAGTACTATCATTGACCATAACTAAGGTTTGTATATAACCAAAGTCTTCAATAGACTCATCAACTTCCGCAATGTCAGTATCAATAATCTCATCCTCATATTCAAAGAGCTCGCAACGGAGTTCATAAACATAAAGATTATTGAGTTGATAGAAGGGTGCCTTCATCTCAACATACTTAATCTCAAAAAGACTATTGTCTAATGGGAGGTAGATTAAATCACCTTCTTGTGGTCTATCTGCAGTCTTTACTTGGTCCTTAAATAAATTAATTTTTGGAGTAATAAAATCTGCATAACGTTCTTTTGAGATTACAAAAGTAATCTCATCTGTACTTCTTACTCCAAACTTACTAAGGATATCACCTTGTCCACCATATCCATCAAATGTTGAGATATATGCCTCAATGCGAAAACTATCATCAAACTTGGAGACAGTAACCTCTTTGATTACTTTCTCTTCATTGATGATTTTTCTGGGCATGTATACAACATCTTGCCCATAAATGCTTAGTTGTTCGTTAATTAAATCCTGTACAAGTCTCTGCTCACTTGGAGAACCTTGTAGGAAATAAGAATTTAAAGGTGCCATATCAACCAATCATATCCATTGGAGGTAATTCATAATCATTATGGAGTTCTTCCTCTAACTTATCAATTTCTTGAATAGCATCTTCATAGATTTCTCTACCATTAAGAGTGATACCACCTGGTAGTTGAACTCCCTGGAACTTAATTAGATTCTGACCCCACTGTCTTTTAATTAGTGCCGTAGTGTACCTCTTGACCCACCAGTCATTATAAACTGCTGTAAAATCATTTGGATTGACTATTCTAATACAATCTAAAACAATGTACTGGTCTTCATCTACTTGTTTCCAGTCAATGTCAAGATATAGTCTATGTTGTTTCTTGTTGAATCTTAACTGAACATCAGGTGTTAGTAATCTACTAATATCTTCCAGGTGAGTCTTGACCATCGCATAGTTCATTAGGTCTAGAGCACCATAGTAATATAAGTCGTTTAAAAATATCTGATATTTAATATTAAAAAGACCCGATGATATTGTACTAGAGTCAACTTTGAAAACATTGTTGACACCAATAATACTATCTGGTAATTCTAAGAAATTATTTCCTTCTTCAAAATCTGTTGTTCCAGAAACAGTTGCAATACCAACAGTAGCAGTATTTGTTTTTTGTTCAGTTGATTTTGAAAGAATTGCTGCTTTATTATCTGCAGTTAATTGGTGCTTTAAGTAAGTACGAACAGCACCATCATAATGCCTTTCATTAAAATATTGTAAGGCATCATCTACCAAATCACCGATTTGGTCATCATCGACATTAATCTCAAGAACTGGTTTACCCAGTTTCCTGAGACAATATTCGATTAAACTTGCTCTAGAGTTGGGTGATGCCATTTACTACCTACTTCCCCGTAATTATATTTATGCCTGTGCCTCGGACCATCTAAGAACGAGGTTACCAGTAAAGTCACTACCATCCGTAGTATAAACGTTAATTGCAAGAACATCAGGTCCGTTGGGGAATGCACCTCTACCGCCGATTGGGGTATTGTTTAATTCCTTAAGTTCAGACAAATCTAACTGGGATTGGCTTCCACCACCACCACTTCCGATGAACGAGAAGATAGTTTCACCTGGGATTGCACGATTATCAACAGTAGTGAAGGTAAATTGAGTACTACCAGCAGTACCAGCATTAACACGGTTAGTGAGTACAACCCACCTATGTGTTTGACCATTACTACTGAAAGTATAACTCTCAATTTTTCTAATTGTAGTACCACCTTTTAGTCCAGAAGCAGATACTTGCATACCAACTCTTAAGTTTGCTGCTTCTGAGGCAAGGAATGGAATCCACGTAGTCTTAAAGTTTCTATCAAGTGAGTTGGTATATTGGTAAGTGGTTACTGAACCAGGCCATGTAACCCGAGTACCATCCGCAATCTGTGCGAATGATGGTTGTCCACCAACAGAAACGTTGTTTAGTGGGAACCAGTCAACGTCATCTGGATTTGTTGGATAGTTTTGTGGGTTTAGAACACCCTCGATGACAACACCTTGAGTAGCCGTACCACCAGTTGCAGTGAATTCAAGACCCTTAAGTAGCAACTGTGCTCGGTTAATTAGTTCTCTCTCACCAAGGTCACCAAGAATTGCGTTAGAAACACTAGGTGATAGACGGATTAAGAAAGCAGTCTGCTTAACAGTCGAGATATCGAAACCAGTTGCCTGATAATTGAAGATGTATCCTCTATCTGAATCAAATAAACCATCAGTCAAATATGCAGAACCCCAGTGACTAATAATTGGAGTTGCAGTGTTGGAAAGAAGAATTGCACCTGTTCCACTACTGTGATCGGTTGCAATACCTGCAGAATATGTTCTGGTAGAACCAGAATAATAATTACTGTATGTTCCTGCTCTTGTAATACCTGTTAGAGTATTGGTTGCTGTAGTTACACCAGTGTAATTAATAATTTCGTTATCAATATACAATGAACCTGCTGTTGGTAACAGTCTTACGTCATCAATACTTAATGTTGTTGAACCAGTTCCAACTGGTGAAGTTAGTTTTGTCTTAGCACCTTCATTAATAACCTCATAACGTACAGGTAGGTTACCAGAACGCATAAATGCTTCCGTGTTTCTGTTGTTATTCTTGAGTCTATGTACATATAGATAGTCACCATTTGGTCCACGAAGCATCCAGTCGATGAAACCAGCACCATACCAGGAATACTGGAAACCATACATCTGCATCTTATTGACTTCAATCTTATATCCAGAAGGACCAGTACCATCACCTCTATCCAAGTTCCACTGACTCTGTGGAATCAATATATCTTTGATTAGTGCTGCTTTGACACCAGATACGTTATTTACACCTCTGAAGTCTGGAGTTACTGTCAATTCTGTATTGCTAGAAATGTGGGTAACAGTATGTGTCATACCACGAATAACAATTTTATTACCAGCA